ATTATTGCAAGATACGATCCTGAAACAGAATCCCCAGAAATTAATAGTCGTAAGTATGCTTTTTTTGAGCATATTTTTGATAGGTTTTGTAGAGAAAATAAAATTGATTATAAAAGAATACTGAGAATGAATTTAAACTTCACTTCTCATTTCGATTCTGAATTTTTTGGTCAACCTCACGCAGACCACGATATCCCACACCAAACGATGGTTATGTACCTTTATGGAAATTCTGGGAATACAGTTTTATTTGATGGAAAATATACTCCTAATAGTGGAGAATTAACTTACACTAAAGAAAACTTAAAAGTGGCAAAAGAAGTTGAACCGGAAGTCGGAAAGGTTATTTCTTTTGATGGGATGACGTTTCATACTATACGACCACCTAAAATTAATACTTCTAGAATTATCTGCGTATTGACATATGAGTTAAAATAATGAAAAATATATTGGTAGTGGGTAGTGGGTCTGCTGGATTAATCGCAGCAACTATCCTAAAGAAAAGGTTAAACGTACAAGTAGACGTATTATCATCTAGTGGTCTAGACATCATTGGTGTCGGTGAAGGATCAACTACTGAGTTCTTTGAATATATGAAATTCATCGGGATTACCGATAGTGATATAATTAAAAATTGCGGTGCGACTTATAAGTCTGGAATAATGTTTGAGGGTTGGAACGATAAGAAAGATTTTTTACATACTGCTTCCGTAGATTTTTTTAGCACTTGGGGGCAATATTATCACGCAATGGCAAAGCAAATATCCGACGAATCAGATTTTGTATGCCCTCAACATTTCTATAATAATGCATTAGACGAACAATACGTGTTTGATAATATTCGTAGAGTAAAACATCACCCACAAATAACACAATACCATTTCGATAGTTATAAACTTAATAAATTTTTAATAGACATATCTAAAGGTATGGGAATTAATTTTATAGATGATAAGATACAAAAAGTTAATCTATCAGATGATGGTAATATAAAAACGTTAATGGGTGAAGTTGATGAGTACGACTACGATTTTTATATTGACGCAACTGGGTTTAAGAAAATACTAATAGGTGAAATGGGCGCTGAGTGGAAATCGTATGGCAAGTATCTTAAAATGAATTCTGCCATAACGTTTGAAACTGAGCAAGAAGATAATTATAATATTTGGACACTATCAAAAGCAATGGATGCTGGGTGGTTGTTTAGAATACCAGTACAAGGTAGGTATGGTAATGGTTATATCTTTGATGATAATTATATCGATGAAGAGCAAGCAAAGGTAGAAGTTGAAAAATATTTCGGCAAAGAAATAAAGGTAGGAAAGAAATTCAAATTCGATCCTGGATGTTTAGATAAATCGTGGATAAAAAATTGTTGTGCGATCGGTTTGAGTAGTTCTTTTATAGAACCCTTAGAAGCGACATCTATTGGGTCTAGCATACAGCAGACATTTATGCTGATGCAGAAATTGCCAAATTATAATGAGGTGGTTATAGAAAGTTATAATAAGTCTTTTGATTCTTTAATGGAAAACCTAAGAGATTTTGTCGTTATGCATTATGTGACAAATAAAACAAATACTCAATTTTGGAAAGACGTTTCAAAATTAGAATTACCAAAAACTTTAAAAGATAGGTTAGAATTGTGGAAACATAAAATGCCAGTAAGTGAAGATATGATTGAGGAATCTGATTATACCCTATTTAAAGAATATCATTATATAATAGTTATGCATGGTTTGGGGTTGTTCGACACGAAATCTATCACTGAAGAATTTAATATGCATTCCGACGAATTGAAAGAGGATGCTATTAAAGTGGTAGATCGTTTAGTCGAAATGGAAAAGACGACTCACCTAATGAAGCATATTGATGCTATCAATTTAATATCAAATGCGAGATGAAAATAATAAAACTCGACAAAGAGTTATTTGAATATTATGATAATCATTCAGTTGGCGGAATTCCTTTACTAAACGAAAAAGAATTCAAATACGTTACAGACACATACGGTAAAGATCTAGCAAGATCCACGTTAGCAAATTATATTGCTAATTCCGATACGCAATACCCAATAACAGGAACTGACCACGTAGGAATGATTAAAACTTTTCATAAGTTGAGGATGTCAGATTATTCTAAAACCTTAACTCCATCCGATGAATTGAATCCTGATGATATAGTAGAAAAGCACGAATACAAATATACATTTAAGGACTATGGTTTGGGGTTGATTGATGCCCATTCAATTTTTAATCCTGCTAGTGGGTACTTCATGAACAAAGAAAGAATTGAATGTTCAGTCCCTACTCGTTTATCGCCTGCCGATATTTGGAGAAGCACTAATCCTAAAGATACTTGGGATTGTTTTGGTGCGTTGTGGCGTGGCGTCAATAAGTGTCATTATGACGATGATGGTAAAGTAATTAGTGGTGAAATAAATATACAAAGTTATTTGGTTGCCATGAGACTTGGTTCTTATGTAGCAACCCAATTCAAACCTAACGTAGCACGTTCAGTATATGAAATGACCAAAGCGGATAAAGTATTAGATACTTCTATGGGTTGGGGAGATAGGATGTGTGGTTTTATGGCATCTAATGCTAAAGAGTATATCGGTTGCGATCCTAATCCTAATACATTTAAGATATATAAGACTATGGCAGTTGAGTATTCAAAACTTATTGGTGATAAAATTTTAGACATTGTTGATGAAGAACATTATTATAAACAGATTGGTACTAAAAAGGTATTAACTTTTTATAGAAGTGGCGCTGAGGATATACCTTGGGAAGATATTAATGAGATAGATTGTGCCTTTACATCACCACCATACTTTTCTACAGAGTTATACAATGAGGGTGGTGAACATGAAGATGATCAATCATGGTCTAAGTTTAGTGAATATAATTCTTGGAGAGATAACTTCTATTTACCAGTTTCTAAAAATAGTTTTAATGCCCTAAGTGATAGGGGGTTTTTAATGATTAATATAATGGATCCTACTATTAAAGGTGAACGATATTATTCGTGTGACGAATTAGTAGATTCTTTAAAGGATAATTTTATAGGGCAAATTGGCATGAGGATTATGCAAAGACCTCACGGTAAAAGTAAATTTACCCCAGAAGAATTAAGAGAATATTTAAAGAAAACCTATATGGAAAATGTATGGGTGTTTAGTAAGGGCAACGGTTTGGATCTATTCAGGGATGCCAGAACAAGTACATTAGAAAGTTTTTTTAATTAAAACTTTACTTTATGGTATAATTATGGTATAATAAAGGTACACAACAATAAAAGGAGAGGTTATGTTATTTAAAAATATTAAGAAAGGTGAGCAAAATCGATGCTAGAAGTTTTAAATAAAGAAAAGTTTTCTTTGATAGTCGAAAAGATTGTCATTGAAAAACGTATATTATACATGGATGCAATCTGTTGGTGGTGTGAAGAAAACGAAATGGAAATTGAAATAGCGTCTAAACTAATTAGTCCTCTTATCAAAGCAAAGATAGAAGTTGAAGCGCAAGCATTAAACTTCCTACCTAAGTGTGCTAAGTTGCCTATATGAATTTGACCATGGATGGGTTTGATACATATAAAACATACTTGGCACTCAAGCAACACTTCAAAAGTAAAAGTTATGACTTCTTTAAGTATAACGGCAAAGTAAGAGCAAGTGCTACATCATATGAAACTCGTAAAGACAAATACTTTTTCGAGAAAGCAAGTAAGAAGTTTAAGCATGAGGAATTCATTGATTATATCGTTGCTAACATTTCCCGTAATAGTGACTCGTGGATAGGAAATTTATTACAAGAAAACAACCAAACCAATTATAAGAAATGGCAAAAGGTAACTGAGTCACTGACTTATACGTTCAAAGAAGATATGAATGTGATATGCGATTATGAAGAAGATTTCAATAAGGTGTTTGAGATGAAAGACAACAAACATCCACTTCTGTTTAGGTTATACTCAATGAATAAAATATCATTAGAAACTACTGTGATACTTGATGACATCTTAAACTATAAATCTCTTTGGTATAAATACAACGATACAATTTTAAATGATTTTGTGTTTAAGATGGAGAAGTACAAACCCTTTCTTCATAATAGGACACAAGTGAATAAGACAAAATACAAAAATATAATAAAAGAATTCTACTAAAACTTTACTTTTGGGTCGAGTTATAGTATAATAAAGACTACATGATGAATAATGTGAATAAAAATAATACAATAAAATACGGAGTAAAAATATGGGTGATTTCGCCAGTTTAAAAAAATCGAGAGGTTCCTCTCTAAGTAAGTTAATCAAAGAGTCTGAAAAATTACAGACAAAATCATTTCAACCAGACCAACGTTTGTGGAAACCTGACGTTGACAAATCAGGTAATGGTTATGCTGTTATTCGTTTTATGCCAGAACCAAGTGGTGAGGATTTGCCATACGTTCGCATGTTCGACCACGGTTTTCAAGGTCCAGGTGGTTGGTATATCGAAAACTCTTTAACATCAATCGGTGAAAAAGATCCACTAGGAGAGTATAATACTACCCTATGGAACAATGGCACTGATGCTGGTAAAGACCAAGCACGTAAGCAAAAACGTAGATTAAAATACTTTGCTAACATCTATGTGGTTAAAGATCCAGGCAATCCTGCTAACGAAGGAAAAGTTTTCTTATATCAATTTGGTAAGAAGATCTTTGATAAGTTAAATGAAGCAATGAATCCGGAGTTTGAAGATGAAAATCCAGTAAACCCTTTTGATTTTTGGGATGGTGCTGACTTTAAACTGAAGATTAGAAACCTTGATGGGTTTAGAAACTACGACAAGTCTGACTTTGATGCACCAAGTGCGTTACTTGATGGTGACGATGCTGGATTAGAAAAGGTATATGAATCTCTTTACTCTTTACAAGAGTTCTTAGATCCTAAAAACTTTAAATCTTATGCTGAGTTAGAAACGAAGTTAAACCGAGTTCTTGGAGTAACAGGTATTGCACCTAAAACTACTGCTGAAGATTTCGATAAAGCAGAAGATACTACTGAATCTCCTTTCGTTGAAGAAAAGAAAGAACCAGTAATGGCGACGGATGATGAGGATTTATCGTTTTTCGATAAACTTGCAAACGAGGACTAAACTAAAATAGTTTAATTTGATTAGGACACTTTGGTGTCCTTTTTTTATAGGAGAAATAAAATGGATTTAAAACCATTACACGATAGAGTTATCGTTAAAGTAGAAGAAACTGAAAACACAACTGAGTCTGGGTTAATCTTAACTCAAACTGCTCAAGACAAATCTAATAGAGGTATGGTAGTTGCTGTTGGTCCAGGTAAGTATGAGTATGGTGCTTGGATTGAGATGACTGTTAAAGCAGGTGATACCGTTATGTTTGAATTAGCACAAGCAACAAATATGGAATCTGACTATATGGTTATGCGTGAGTCAAACATCATTGCTGTTATTGGTTAAGACAAAGTATATTTCAACTCTGGGTCAATAATAAGACTGTTGTTAATCATAAATTCTTTATTACAAAGGACATCAGTCTTTTTAATCCTATTGTCTAAGGTGAATTGAATATTCTTATGGATAATATCATTAAACTTAACATCTAAAAGAATAACAGGTCGTTCTTCTGAATGACTGTTACCACCAGTTATGATACTCTTCATTTCAACCACTGGTGCTCTATAAATTTTACCTCTAAACTTCCACGTAACTTTTTTATTATCATCAGATAATTTAATATCATCACCGTGAATAACAGATGCTTGGGAACTATTACCAGTGTCCATTTTACTATCTAATTTAGCACCAAATAGTGGGAAGAAGAAATGTTCCTTAACACCAATAGTAATTTTAGGTAAATTCCAATTCTCTTTATTAGAGATGTATTCAACCACCACCTTATTAAGATTGGTACCAGTTGTACCTTCAATTCCTTCTGTGCCTGCAGATGAGTTTACTTCGATAACAAGAGGATTACCATTGTTAGGAATAAAATCAACACCAGTCCAATATCCACCCACTGCCTTTGCTGCATTGAGAACCGTTTCTTTTTCTTTCTCTGATAACTCATATTTCTCTGTTGTCGCACCTTGGGAATAATTAGAACGGAAGTCTTTCTTAGGAACGTTCCGTCTCATAGTTCCGATAATCTCATCATTAAGAACCATAACTCTTACATCAAATTCAGACTTAATAAATTCTTGTAATAACAAGTCTACATTCTCATCCATTTTATATAGTAATTGAACCAATGCTTCTAATGATTGTAAAGACTCAACCATCATTACACCCACACCTTGAGTACCACGAAGTGTTTTTAAGATGACTGGGAATTTAGTTTCTAGTTTTTCAAATGCCTTTTCTGCATAGTTTATTTCTTTATCCTTACCAACAGATATAAGAACAGTTTTGGGTTGTTCAATCTCTGCGGATTTTAAGGTTAAGAATGTTCTATACTTATCAGTACATATCTCAGTAGTTTCCCTTGAGTTTACACATTGAATGCTTAATTGCTCAATTTGAGATAATAAGTCTAAGTATGAATCTTTAGATGTTATACTTGCACGTGAGGTGACGATTGTATCAGACTTATGTATCTTAAAACCTTTATCATCATCAATGTTATGTATTAAATCTACACCATCTTTCTTAGATACATAAGCACCCTCAAGATTTACAATATAAGTTTTACCACCCAATTTGGTATTTTCTTTTTCAAGTCGTTCAACGGTATTAAAATTTTTACCATTATCGAGTTCTTTTGTTAGTATTACTAAATTCATAATTAATTAAATGCAGGCTGGGCGTTATTTCCAAATCCTGCAGTAGGATCCGTTTTTGTTCTACCAGCAGTTGCTTTTGGCATGATGGCATTACTGGTACTACTAACGGTTGTAGATGCGTCAGTCATACTATTATTTGGTGCAGAGATAACTACTGGTGCACTACTCGATTGCGCAACTGCTTTTGATTGAGCATCTATTGCAGAACCATCACCATTCAACCCAATCATTTTACCAAATCTGCCAAGATCTCTGCCTTGCTTCGCACGACCGATTAATCTTATTCTATCTCTTGCCTTCAAGCCTCTAATATCTTTGATTTCGTCTTCAGTGAAACCAAGATCAATTAACTCTTGGAATTTCTTATATTCCTTAATATCTTCTTCTGGGTCAAAATCAATACCAGAATTTCTATTCATTTGTGCTGCACGAATATCAGCATCTCTTTCATATTGGAGAGTATTGCCCATAGCATCTGTGTTGATTAAATTACCAAAATCATCAGTATCACCATCAAAGGTTTGAACGCTGGAGAATTTTTGCTTAGGTTTGACTATTGCACGTGCAGCAGATGGTTCTTCTTCATCAAAGAAACCTAGTTTTTCTGTTATGAAATTTCTAGGGATTAATGATTTGAAGTCGAAGTTCGCAATACTATCAAACACTTCAGTAAACCATTTGAAGATAGAATCAACTGCATCCCGTATGACTTTCATCAAATCAAATTCAGGTGCATCTTCTTCTTTCCAACTAAACAATTCCATAACCCAATCAATTGCTTTACTAATAGGGGTAAATATTATTGTATCAAAAATCCCACCTTCACCATATATTCCATTGAATAAATCTTTCATTGCACCAATGGGGTCGTCAAACAACTTCATCACCCAATCAATCGCAGCACTAATACCTTTGAATAGACCGTCCATCATATCAGACCATAGTTTGGAGAATGAAAAGTTTTTAACTGCGTCAGACGTTTCGTCAAACCCCATCTTACCGAGTAACCAAGCAATAGCATCTTTAATCATATCAAAAGGTTTCATAAACAACTCATCAACCAATACAGTGATAGTAATTTTAAGACCTTCTAATATATTACCATCAGTAAATGATTGTAAAGATTCTTTAATTGCTTTAAAACCCGCAAACATAATACTAATTGGCCAGAACCATCTAGTGGCGAAACCACTAATCTTTGTAAACAATGCACCGAATGCTTTGAATTGACCACCGATCATTGAGAATGTAGATTTAATACTAGAACCCAATTTTGATATTGTCGTTACTGATTTGCTGACACTTGAACCAAGTGCCTTTACTTCCGTGAAGAAAGTTTTGAGTGTTGTTATGAATTTAGAATTTGTTATCTTAGAAACAACACCTGCTAATTTACCAGCACCAGTCTTTAATACATCAAGGATCTTGGTGTTCCAACCTTTCACAGACTTTACTGCAGCATCTAGACCAGCAGTTATCTTAGCAAATTTACCTGATGAAGTAATACCAAGCATCTTACCAACTGCTTTAGTAAGTCCTAATGTTAAGTTCGTCAAACCTTTTGTTGCCTTACCAACACCTGATGTCCAAGCACCTACTGAACCAGCTGCCAAACCTAATGCCACAGCCAAACCTCCTGCTACTAAACCTATTCCGTCTGAAGATTCTCCATCCTTTCCACCTTTACTTTTACCACCACCTTTACTATCAGACTGTGCTGCAAGTTTATTTGCCAACTCTCTTGCATTTTCCGAATCAATACGATTTTTCTCTGCAGTCATTTTCCTAATATCCGCAAAGATAAAAGTGAGTGACTTTATAGAATCTGATACCGCACCAAGACCAGTAGTGACACTATCATCTAAACGTTTATTAGATTTCTCATTAGCATTTTTCGATTCTTGAATCGCAGTGACTACTGGTAGGTTTGCGGCTTTTACGTCTTTATCTGTTGGCATTTTGTTCTTCTTGTTCTTCTAAATAGTTCTTTAAAAATGTAACGTATATATCTCTCTCAAAAGGTATCATATTATCGAGTTCAGTTAAAGAATATTTATGATGTTGCATTAATGCGAAATTCATTTGATACATGTTCAACAACGAATCATGCATTAATGCTACATAAAAAAACTTTGTAATCCCTCAAGTTTAATTGAATCTTTCTCACCACACTCTGGGCAAGTCCATTCAACATCATGTGCTAGTTTAGGTATTTCTTTAAAGAAGTTTGTTAATTTTTCAAACTGCTTTTGACTTAATGTTTCTACCCAATCTTTAATTTCTTTTTTTGTAAATTCATTATATACGTTATCTTTATCATACACATATTCAATACAACTATTTATTACTTCAAACATCGACTTAGACGTTTGTTCTTCTAATATATGAATGTCTTTTAATCCTGGATATCTCATCTTAACACCAATAGTATCGTCAAGCATAATCTTTCCGTCTGATATTTCCCCTTGTATATTAATGTCTTCAAGGTCGACTTCAATGTCCATCTTATGTTTACAATCGTTATCGTTAGTATGACCGATTTTCAACTCAACCACTTCACTAACTGATTTACCTCTTAATCTCAAAAATAAAAACTCAATATCAAATGTTGCTAACTTATTAATATCAATGTCTGTAATAATACAAGACTGGATAATATTTTCTGTCGCTTTAGTAATTTCCTTTTGGTCTTTACCCTCAAGTGCCATTAGAAGAATCTTTTCTTCCTTTACTAAAAACGGTCTATATTCAACTTCTTGACCAGTTGACGGTATTGTTGTACTAAAGTGTGGTGTTGCTATACTTGGTAAACCCATAATATACTCCTTTCATTATTTAAAATTTAAAAATTGATGCGATTTTATTCGCTCCTTTTGTTAATAGACCTTTGTCTAAATTTGCTAATGTTCCTAATCCCGACTTGCTGGATATATTTCCAAATCCAGGAACTCTTAATGAACCAGATAACCCATTCTTACCCAAATTAAATGAAAATCCAGTTCCCAGTCCAGGTTGATTGGAATTGTCTTCTGTAATATACCTATAATTTTTATAAGTGAATGAAACACTAAGTTTCGCTGGTGCAGAGTTTTCCCATGACATCGCAGTAGGAGAAATGGAAATAGGATATGCTTCTTGTAATACGTGTATTGTTCTTATTCCACCATCAGCACCAAATTGTCTTATTTCAACTCTACCATTATATTCATCAAAATATTTTACATTAAATTTAGATTTAGTTCTTTTCTGCGCACCCCAAGCTTCATAAGCACCAGTATCAATCATAGCATTTTGCCACGTTTCAAAATAATCTTTTTCCCTCAAATCTTCACTTAATAAAAATGTGATAGAAGCAGGACTATAAGATTGCTGATATGCCACTTTACTTATCGGCCCATAATTCGTAAACTTATGGTCAATTGTAGATATACTTCTTCCAGGAAGTTCTACAGTATCTGCTCGGTATTGCATATCCCTTTCCCCTAAAGTATCAGGGCCAAATAGCCACACTTCAAAATGACTTGAGTCTGCTACACCAGTTTTGTTAATAGATGATATTATTTTTTGAACGTCGAACATTAGATTAATTTCCTACTATCTGAGTAAACTTTTTGCGCATTTGCATATTTGAATCTGCTTGTCGGCAACATCAGTGCTATATCCCACTCTGCTGATTCTATTTGCATAAATTTAGACTTAACATGTCCAGTTAAATAATGTTTAAACGTTGGTTTAAAATAACTCATCTTGCTTGAACTTTGTAATATCTTATATGAGATTTTCAATTTCGTATTCTCATCATAACGTTTATTGGATGAAACACTATATAAAGCATCCATCAACTTTGCTCTCATATTAGGTGGCAGATAATGTAAATTGATTCCATAGAATCCACCTTCTGCTGGACCAACCATAAAGATTAAAGGGAATGTATCATAATAAGGTAGAGTCTTTTTACCTTTTGGATCATATATAAAATGATACATATTCCCAATATCAACACTAGAAGTTTTTTTACTCGCTTTACTGAGTAGTTCGTCAGGTTGCGTTTTAGATCTACTAACCTTTGTTGCCTTTTGCCTAAACCAATCTCTCGCATCTTTTGTCCGAGCGGGGATCTGTCCGTGCTTAACACCTTTTAATAAAATATCGTCGAATAAACTGCTTGCCATACTATATTTATAATCGTTTGTTAAACAACTCTTTCTCCGTTAGTATTTGAAATGACCAATCTTTCTTCTTACAATAGTCATTTGCTGCTTCCCATTTTGCTTGATTGACTCCCCACGTCTTGACTTCGTTCAGATACTTCTTCGTAATACGTTTTTTCTTTATTGGAGGTTTAGTTTGAGCATACGGTTTTATCTCAATAAGATAAACATCACCTTTCTTATTCTTCATCCAAATGTCCACAAAGTATCTATGCATTCTTCCGTCTATCGGTGACCTGTATGGTACAACAACCTCTTCTGAATTCCATAAAATTACATCAGGATTCCTATCCATATAATTAAACACATTCAATTCCCAACTAGATCTATATTGAACACTGCCTACGTTGCCCTTATACTTTTGTGGGTTTTTAACTTTATACTTGCCTTGAAGATAATTCATTCACTCATCGTTATAAATAATATATTATCTATTTATTAAGGGCAGTCCTATGGGTCTGATAAACCTCAAACAATTAAAATCTTCATCATTCAATCAATTGGGTAAATCCGCAATGGATCAAGTTCCTGGACTTGCTGGTAAGATGAATCTAAATTTTAACGAGAATGGGTTTCAATCTATTTCTGGTAATTTTAATAACATTTTAAAGAAAGGTCAAAGAAAGGGTCGAGGCAATACTAAGTTAGGAAGTTTATACGAACCAAACGGAGGAATGTTTAGCGCACCAATTATGTTCCCACCAGATTTAAGCGATGAGCATTATATGATTTTCAATGTAATGGATCGTAAACGACCTGCCAAAGACGATGTATTAAAAACTAAAGCAATTAGAAGTGTAATATTACCAGTCCCTTCTTCATTAACTAATGAGCAAGGAGTAAGTTATAGTAATGAAAATTTAGGTGTAGTAGGAAAGATGGCAGCAGGTGGAATGTCTGCTGGGGATATGCTGACAACTGGTGGTGATATTTTGGAAGAGGTTGGTAGTGGGTTAAAGGGTCTTGCTGGAGCCGCATCAAATGCTGTAACTGGTGATAAGAATACTGAAAATCAATCTAGTGGTGGTGGAGGATTCGCAGCAATGACTATGCTTGCCGCTGTCTCAGCATTAGCAAAAACAAAATTAGGTGGAGCCGCAGGTGGATTACTTGCAATTGGTGGTGGTGAACAAATTATGAAAGGTATCGGTAGCGCCAGAGGCATTGCTAAAAACCCACACACTGCAGTTCTATTTGATAATGTCAATTTCAGATCGTTTGCGTTTTCATACGATTTTGTTGCTAGAAATGCAGACGAATCTGCTATAATAAATCATCTTATTCAAGTGTTTCAATATTATATGCATCCGTCATCTGCAGAATGGGGTGGTGGCGCATTCTTCTCATACCCAGAAGAATTTCAAATTGAATTTTCAAACCACATTAAACATACTCTTTTTAAAATTAATCGTTGTGTGTTAAAGAGTGTCAATGTAAATTATAATGGATCTAGTATTCCAATATTTTTTGAGGATAGTGGAGCGCCAGTTCATATTAAATTTACTTTATCGTTCCAAGAAACAGAACTTCTCACGAAAGAAAAATTAACAAACCCTAAATGGAGTGAGGCAATGTACTAATGTCAAATTACTTTTCAAATTTCCCAACAACTGACCACGATCTAACTAATATAGGTCAAACGGTTAAACTGACTAATATCCTAAGACGGTTTAAGGTTAAGTCTTCGGTTAAATCTGGTGTTGATGTGTATTATGAATATGATATACAAGCAGGTGATAGACCTGATACTATTGCTGAAAAGTATTATGGTTCTGCAGCATATGCTTGGGTTGTATTACACTTTAACGAAATTTTAGATCCAGTATTTGGCTGGCCTCTTTTCAATTTTGAATTCACTCAATATATTAAAGGAAAGTATGGGAGTATTTCTTCTGCTCAAGCAACTGTTCATGAATATAGACAAATATTAACTAATAGCAAAGTATTAATCGACGGAAGCAAGGTTGCAAAGAGGTGGGTGGTTATAGATTTAACAACCTACAACACTCTAGCAGAAGTTGATAAAGAACTTATTACTAAGTATGATTATGAAATTGACGCTAATGATGAAAAAAGAAAAATTAAAATTTTAGATAAACGATTCCTTAATCAAATACAAGACGAAGTTGAAGACATTCTTATAAATGGTATCTAATGAGTAAAGGATATCAATTTGCAGGTGATATAGAAATAGATTCAGTGACATTAACTTCTGTCACTGGAGTAACTCTTGACGTAAAGGAAATGGTAATGGAAATTAATATTTTTCAAAACCTATTTGACCATTACTTACAATGCGATATAGCAATCGCAGATTCTCTTAATATGGATAGTGCCATTGGAGGATTCGTTGGTGGTGAAATGTTATACGTTGCGTTTAGGGAAAGAACCGATCCAAGTCAAAATAAAAAAATACCATTTAAAAAACATATATTTGCTCTATATGAATTAAGCGATAAGAGTAGGATAAATGAAAATACCGAATCATATATTCTATCAGGAATAAGTGTAGAATCATACTTAACTACTCCGCAAAAAATCAATAGGGCATATGGTACTGGTGGCGGAAATACTATTTCAGGAATGGCGAAGAGTGTTATAGATGAATTTGTTTATTCGTCTGGAGTTAAAGATTTTTATAGAAAGTCGAAAATAAGAAAGAGCGTGATAGTTGATGAAACTTCAGGCAAACATAAATTTCTTATTCCATCATTGTCTGTAGATGAAACTTTAGATTTCTTCGCTAACGAAGCCGATTCCGAGGACCATTATCCCCTTTATGTTTTCTATGAGGATAGTAGAGGATTCAACTTTAGAAATATTTCTCAATTGATTATCGATGCCCCACTAAATTGGACATATACATATTTTATGTCTGGAGCGAATGACGAAAGTAAAGCGTCAGGTGAAGATAGTGACACGTTTAAAATCATTTCATATAGGGTTTTAAAAAATAATAATATAATAGAAAATACAAGAGGCGGTCTATTCAAGGCAAAAACGATTAACCTTGATATATTAAAGAAGAAAACCACAGATGCGATATTTGATTATGATAAAGAAGTAGATAATTTTACGACTACTCAAGGTGGATCACTTCTAGGTATTGTTCCTGAGAATACATTTCCTATTATCAATCTAGCAACGACAAGAATAAATCATGACCAAGATGGTCTATTCACGAAAGAAAAACATTTTCCAAAGAAAATAAATACCATTTTTAATAAAAGACAATCATATAGAAAGCAACTATCAAACGTTATAATGGAAGTAACTATTCCAGGAGATACTAAAATAGATGTTGGTGGTGTGATTGATTTAGAATTCTATATACATAATGATATTGAATCGGATAAAAATAAATTGGATGCCCAGTTATCTGGCAGTTATCTAATAACTAAAGTAAGACAACAAATAGGAACTGAAGTATTTTTTACAGTGTTAGAACTGGCAAAAAATAATAGGTTAAATTAAATAAAAGGAGATATATTATGCCATTACCAGGAAGCAATAGAAACCCAGTGTTTCTACAAGAGATTAAAGAACCTACACACGAAGAACCAAACTACAACAGCATGACTAAGAAAGCAATTGTTGAGTATGGTAAAGACAACGGTGTAAACTTAGATTCAAAAAGGACTAAGAAGCAATTAATTCAGGAATTAATGCAAGCAATGTAATGAGAAACTTTATAGGCAACAATGGTCTCATTTGGTTTGTTGGAGTCGTTGAAGATAGACACGACCCGATAGAACTCGGTCGCGTGCGAGTAAGAGCATTCGGTTGGCATACTGACGATAAAGCAAAGATCCCTACTGAGGAATTACCTTGGGCAATACCTATGTCTGGAATAGACTCTGCTTCTGTTAGTGGAGTAGGTAAGTCTCCAACTGGAATGGTAGAAGGAACTTGGGTGTTTGGATTCTTTATGGATGGGAAACGTGCTCAAGAACCTGCTGTTATAGGAACTATTGCTACCATGCCTTCCGAAAAAGCAGACGTAGTTAAAGGGTTTAACGATCCTAACGGTTTATATCCCAGATACACTGATGAGAGTGATGTAAACAAATTAGCACGTGGACTCAAAGAACCGAAGCATATTTCCGATGAAATTAAAAACGACTTCTCTGAAATTAAAGAACCTGCTGAACCATTTGCTGCAAAGTATCCTTACAATCATGTTACAGAAACTGAGTCTGGTCATATTAAAGAATATGATGACACTGCTGGAAAGGAACGTATTAGGGAGTGGCATAAGACTGGAACGTTTTATGAGATACATCCGGATGGAACTAAAGTAGAACACATTGTTAAAGACAATTATCAAATAATTGCTGGAAATAATGCTATCCACGTTAAAGGTAATGTAGATGTCTTCATTGATGCAAATACTAATATAACTGTATCTGGAAACTTAACTGCATTAGTTAAAAAGAATGCCGACATTACTATCAATGAAAATTTGACTGCATTGGTAAACAAGGATGCTAAGATAACGGTTGATGGAAATACCACTCTTAAAGTCGGTAAGAATTTTGATGCAAGTATAGGTGGCACTTGTACGATGAAGAGTGGTGGTAATATGAAATTCACCGCACCTAAGATTGACATCAACTAATGCCTGCTGCAAGTAGACAAGGTGACTCATTAAGTACAGGACATGGTTGTACTGGAGTTACTACGTTGGCAACTCCGGGACAAGGTACTGTTTTTATTAATGGTATATTGGCAGCACGAGTGGGAGATTCAACCGTATCTCATACGATTGCTCCACCATTATGCCCTTCTCACGTTGCAGCAGTTAATGCAGGATCTGGTTCAGTTTTTATAGTTGGACCTGCTGCAGCGAGAGTAGGAGATTCTACTGATGCTGGCGCAATGATCAGTGGTTCAAGTAATGTGTTCATCGGTGGATAATAGATATAAATAACAATATGCCAAACATAACCGCACGACAAGAAGAATACACCGATTTAGATTTAATCTTTACGGTTAATCCTAATATCAAAGACGTACCCACTAAAAGGGGCGTTAACGCTGTAAGGCAAAGCGTGATGAATATACTCAATACCAATTGGGGTGAACGCCCATTCAAACCATACTTTGGTGCTAACTTGCGTTCATATCTTTTTGAGAATATGAATAACATTACAGCAGCTGCTATGTCGTCTGCAATTAGAATGGCAATAACAAATTACGAACCACGTGTAAAAATTATTAATGTTAATATTAGAACAAAACCAGAAGACAATGCGGTTGATATAACATTAACAGTACAAATTATTTCAACAACGGATATATTTGATATTTCAACATCATTAGAGAGACTACGATAATGGCACAAGATAGAAGAATCAATGCAGCTGAATTAGACTTTGACACATTAAAGTCTAATTTAATAACATATATGAAGGAACAGCCTGGCGCGTTCCAAGACTATAATTTTGAAGGCTCCGCAATGAGTACGATGATTGATGTATTATCATATATTACTCATATTAATGCTGTTAACGCTAACTTTGCGTTAAACGAAACATTCCTAGATACTGCACAGTTGAGAGAGAGTGTGGTATCTCATGCTAAGCTATTATCATATACACCAAGATCTGCTACGCCATCAAGGGCTGTTGTTGATATTGAATTGCTTGCACCATACGTTCCAAGTGGGTCATTAGCGATTGATCGTGGTACTAAGTTTACAACTATTATTGATTCGGTTACGTATAACCTTATTGCTTCAGAAACATCAGATGCTATTGTAGCTGATATTAACGGCAAGTTTATTTTTAACGATGTTAAATTAGAGCAAGGTACTACTGTAACTCGTCAATATATTTACGACGATAGTGGATTCGAAAAGTATGTTTTAAACAATCCTAATGTTAATACCGAATCGCTTATCGTAGAAGTATATGAATCAGCAACAAGCACTGATGCTGTCTCCTACGCTAAATCAGTAAATATTACTAACATCAATGGTCAATCTGCGGTGTATTTTTTAGAAGAATCGAGAACTGGTTATTATGAAATCAGATTTGGTGATGGCATTATTGGTAAGAAACCATCACCTGGTAATATTATTAAATTATCTTATACGTCTTTAGATGAGGTGGATATTAATGGCGCTACGGTATTTTCATTAGCAGGTTCTATTGGTGGTAACACCGATGCTAATGTATCAACTGTGTCATTAGCAGTTGGCGGTGCACCATTAGAATCATCTGAGTCGGTTAAGTTTAACGCGCCATTAGGATTCGTTGCTCAAAATAGAGCTGTAACACCTGATGACTATAAAGCTATTATTCAAAACTCATACGGCAATATCGAATCATTGACTGTGTGGGGTGGAGAAGATAATATTCCACCAGATTATGGTAAGGTATATATTTCAATTAAGCCGTTAGATGGTGAGTCTTTATCTAAAGAAGATAAAGAAACAATTATAACAAAGTATCTTAAACCTAAGAATGTAGTATCAATAACACCAATCTTAGTTGATGCTAAATATACCTACATTGATCTGGAAATCTTCTTTAAGTTTAATCCAAACGTTGCTAATGTAACTTCATCTAAATTAGCGGAAGGTATTAGAGATATTTTAACTAAATATAATAACACCAATCTTAAGATTTTTGGTGGTGTATTTAGATTCTCAAATCTTCTTAAAGAGATAGATGCTTCAAATATTGCTATTATATCAAACATTACTCGTATAACAATGCATAAGATATTTACTCCGTCATTAGGCGAAGACAAGTATTATAAGTTTGATTTTAACCAATCAATAACTGAAAAGATCGGGCAAACAAACATCATTAAGTCAACACTATTCATGTATAGAGATTCCTTAGCATCTCTTCAAGACTATTATGACACTGAAGAAAATAAACATATTGTTCAAATTATATCTGATACTGGTAAAATATTAAATGCAAATGTTGGAGTAATTGACAAACACGCAGGTATTGTAGAACTAAACGGGTTTGCACCACAATCAATTCCAGGCATTGATATTGATTTTATTAAAATAATGACTAAACCTGCTTCATCAGATATATCACCAACGCGAAATGAATTATTATCTATCGATGTTACCAATGCTATAATTACCGGTGAAGTTGATACAATGGCAACCGGCGGTACTTCAGCCGGTATTGATTATAACACGGTAAATAACTAATGAGTTTTAATTTCTCATCATTTGTTAATGACTTAGTACCAGAACATATTAGTACTGAGTATCCAGAGTTAACAAATTTTATTACTGTTTATGCGTTGTATCTTGAAAAGATTAATAAATCAGGGTTCTACTTAAACCAATTAGACCATCAGCGTGATATTGATTTAATTGAAACTACTCTTCTTAATGAATTACAGAATGAGATCGGTACACCTATTCCAAGAACATTTGAAGCTGATCCTCATTTATTTTATAAACATCTTGTAGAGTTCTATAGAAGTAGAGGTACACCCGAATCTATTACAGCATTCTTTAAATTAATTTATGATGAAGAGGTTGAGATATCATTCCCTAAAGATGAGATGATGATCCCATCAGATGGTAAGTGGCTTAACAGAAAGGAAGGTATTATAGCTGATAAGTCTAAGTACGCACCATCATTTACTTGGACCATTGCATCAGCATCATATATTATTTTTGAACCTGATGATAATACATTCATGGCGCGGTTTGATGACGATGTAGTATTTATTAATGATGTATACACTGAAGCATATGTACAATCAGAGGAAGTAATGACTGGGGGAATGCATGATGATCATATGATGACCAAGCTTGTATTCGAATCTGAGTTACAGGTTGGTGATATAGTTCAAGTTTATAAGCGTGGTGTGTTTGACAATATTGATTCATTCATATCTGATAACAGAATCATACAAGATTCACATTTTTGGCAGAAGTTCTCATACGTACTTAAAACTGGTAAAAATATTGATGAGTGGAAGAACGCATTTACACGATTGATTCATCCAGCCGGGTTCGTATTCTTTGGTGAGATTTTAATCTTTATTCAAGTGTTACTTGATGGGCAACCAAAGAATCAGCCAGGGTTTCAGCGTGATGGATTACCGTTTGCAATTAATATCGAAGTGATTAAACGTGATATCAATTTAGATGCATTAACTACATTCGTTGAAAAATCTTACAATTGGCTTAAAGCATCAAATAAGCTGTGGGCATACGATCACTTTGATAATCTTAAATTTAAAAACTACTGGCCAATACGTGAATATGCTAATATTACTTTTATAGATGTTATAAATAAAAGTATAGGAACACACATTGGTTCAGCACATGGATTACAATTCATGGGTTGGGACGGCCCAGATGGATACACCGAAGCGGGGCATCCATTAAATACTGCAACACCTGGTAATCCAGTGTGGGGTGATATTTTAAGTCCAAGAATAAGTGGTGGTAGTTCATCTACTACAGGAACAAGCACAGTTTCAGGTGGTAGTTCATCTACTACAGGCAGTACTACATTATCAGGTGGTAGTTCATCACCATAACAAGGAAATATAAACAATGGCAGCAATAATTACACAAAATTTTAGATTAGATACAACACAAAAGTTCGTATCCGGCCTAGGAAATACCACATATTATCTTGGGTTAGGTCGTCCTAATCCGTGGGCAGATGATACGGTTCCACCAATTCCTAATGAGAATGAGTATACTACTAATAATGCATGGGAAAATATGTATGCATTAAAGAAGTTAGAAGCGGATGATGCAATTTCAGCATGCCCTAGACATCTGTGGGTTTCTGGCAATAATTATAAATCATACGATGATCGTACCGTAGATCCAGAAGCTGGTGTACCTTATTATGTTATTACTAATAATAATCACGTGTACCTTTGTTTAAGAAACGGTCCGGGTAATTCTGTAAAATCTCCAGATGATACTGGTGCTGTTGGTGGTATTATCAACTACGAAGTTAATGATGGTTATATTTGGAAATACTTATATTCAGTATCTACATCTAATGGGTCAAAATTCTTAACAGAATCTTTTATCCCAGTATTAAAACTAGAAAGTAACCCTGGTGCTGGTGCAGAAACTGCATTGCAAACTCAATGGAGTATCCAAGAGAGTGCTGTTAACGGCGCAATATATAATGTTGTTATTGAAAACGGTGGCTCTGGCTTTACAACAATCCCGACATTAACAGTTGAAGGCAATGGCACAGGTTGTGAGGTTGAATGTACAATTGATGTTGCTGGTTCAATTGATACTGTCAGGGTTAAAACAAACTTTGCAGGTCAAGATTATGGCCATGCAACAATTGTTATTTCTGGCGGCGGTGGTTCTGGTGCGGTAATAAGAGCTATCATCGGTCCAGATAATGGATTCGGAGCCGACCCTAGAGTTGATTTACGTGCTCACTATGCATGTCTTAATAAGAAATTCTCTGGTACAGAATCCGGTGCTATCGTAGCAGCTGATGACTTTAGACAGATTCTATTAGTTAAAGAACCTATTGATCAAAGCACTGATGTCGTTGCATTAGCTAGTATGTATAATACAACACACACTATGATTACCGATCCAGGTCCTACATACACAGGCGCGTATAGCGCTGATGATATTATTAAAGGATCTAATAGCGGTGCATTAGGTAGAGTTGTTGAAGAAAAGGTTTATGATTCAACAGCTAACACTTGGTTAATTAGATATTTGCAAAATGAAGATACTGGTTATACACCATTTGAAAATTCTGAAGTGGTTAGAGCTGAAGCAGCTGCTAGTGGTGGACAAGATATTGATTCTGTTTCATTACCAGAGGTTAAGCATGGTTCTGGTTCGATGGTATTTATTGAAAATAGAGAACCTGTTAATCGTGGACCAGATCAAATAGAAACAATTAGATTAGTAATTGAATTTTAAGGAATAAAAATGGCAGTTAAATTTAATATTGAACCGTATTGGGATGATTTCGAAAAGCCTACTAGTATTGATGGGCTATCGCCAAAGGAAAAGTATAATAGAATCCTGTTTAGACCAGGACATGCATTACAAGCCAGAGAGCTTACTCAAATGCAATCAATCTTGTCAAATCAGATTGCCGGTATTTCAGATAACGTATTTAAAGATGGTGCTATGGTTATCCCTGGCCACGTATCTATTTACAATAAGATTGATTATATTAAATTGGATACTACGTCAGCATCTAATGCGGCTGAGCTTGTAGGTAAAACATTTACAAACGCTGCTGGTGATATTAGAGCTAAGGTTGTATATGCCGCAGAAGCTGAAGGCGCTGATCCTATAACGATCTTTGTTAACTACACATCTGGTTCGTCCAAGTTTGTTGCTGGATCATTAATAGCAGAAGTGGGTGGTCTTATATCAGCGGTGGTTGATGGTGGTTTAACTCATATTGGTTACGGTTCACTTATCTCTATTGACGATGGTATATATTATATTAAGAAGAATTTCGTTATTGTTAAGAGCGAAACTATCATACTTGACAAATACAATTCAGAAATTACTACAGATGTGGGTCTTAAAATCACCGAAGCTATTGTTGGTGCAGCAGAAGATATATCATTAAATGATAATGCACAAGAGACTCCTAATGAGTCTGCACCAGGTGCTCATAGATATTCTATTAAGACCAACCTTATTAAACAAGCGATCAATTCTTCAACAGGTAATTTTGTATTACTTGTACGACTTGAAAATGGTGTTATTACTAAACATGTAAGAACAACCGACTACTCAATCATTGAAGACACGATGGCGAGAAGAACCTTTGATGAGAGTGGTAACTATACGGTTAACCCATTCGCATCTTATGTTAAAGATCACACCACAGAATTAACTAAACTAACCTTAGCAATTGGTCCTTCAAAGGCTTATGTACGTGGTTATGAGATTGAAACTTTAGGTACTACATCACTTAACTTCAATAAAGCACAAGACACTGCATTATATACATCATCATTTACCTCTCTTCCATTATCAAACTATATTGATTTAACTAGTGTTACTGGTATTCCAGACATTACTGATTTTAGTGAAGTTGATTTAAAGACTTCTGGTGGAATAACTGTGGGTACATTAAGAGTACGCTCATTTGAAAATATGGGGTCAGGTACTTATAGGGTTCATGTGTTTGATCACCCTGCAGATATTTCAAGCATAGCAACACTTGAGTCGACTGGATTCTTTACAGGCACAGTATCTTCATACAACTTAGGATTAGATTCTCTTGTATATAAACTACCATTCTCACGGATTAAAACAGCCAACTCATTAGAAGACGGTGATCCTGGTTATGCAGATGGTTGGAATTACCGATATGAGACTAATAGAGATATGGGTACTGTTTCACCTGACGGATCTGGTGAAGTAACCTTCAATACAATAAGTAATGAAGGCTTCGAAGGATTTGATTCTTCTAATTGGATTTTAGAAGACGCTGATACAGGCACACTTATTAACTTAACATCGGGTATGATTAGTTTATCGGGAATGTCTGTAACTATATCAGGACTCGGTAGTTATTCTAATGTTAAGTTGATGGCTCCAGTATCTAGAACTGGTAACCATAAGACTAAAACATTACAAACCACAACTAAAACCGTATCTGGATTTACAACATCAACTACACTAGACCATTGTGATGGATTAAATTTAGTATCTGTGGTTGAAGACGGTATTGATGTTACTAATCATTTTGAATTTAATAATGGTCAAACAGCTACACATTATGGGCAAGCATCATTAAGTCTTAAAGCTACATCAACTTATACTGTGGTAAATGACATTGTTATTACATACAGATACTTTGATCATGTTGGCAGTGGAGACTTCTTTACAGTTGACTCATACCCAATTGGTATTGCATCTAATCAAATAGCATATCAAGAAATTCCAGACTTTAATGGTAAAGAATTAAGAAGTTCTATCGACTTTAGACCTAGAATGAATGATGCAAACGGTGATCAGTTTACTGGCACGGGTGCTTCACTTTCTAATTGTCCAAGACCTAATACTACATTCCAAACAGATATTCAATACTACTTAGATCGTATTGATAAAGTATGGATTGATAAAGATGGTGAGTTTGGTGTTACTGAAGGCGTATCAAGTCTTGCACCACAAGAGCCATCTTCACCTAAAGATGCAATGGTATTATATCATTTATATATCCCAGCATTTACTATGAATCCTGATGAGGTCACTATTCAATACATTGATAACAGACGTTATTCAATGAGAGATATTGGTGAATTAGAAAATCGTATTTCAACTTTAGAGTATTATACATCTCTATCGTTGCTAGAAAGAGAAGCCGATTCAAAACAAATTTTAGATGACGTAACAGCTATTCCAAGATTCAAGTCGGGATTCTTAGTTGATTCATTTACTTCAACTATTGTAGGTAGAACTGCATCAGAAGAATATAGAGCAGGTATTAATCGTGATGAGAATTCGCTAAGACCTTTATTCAATGAGAATAATACTCCATTAGTATTTGACACGGCTGCATCCGGTGCTGAGAAGCATGGCGATTTAGTATTATTACCTATCACCGAACATGTTGCTCTTATTGAACAAAGACAGTTCTCTGGTTCTATTAATGTTAATCCATTTAATGTATTTAACTGGAGTGGTACTGTTAAGTTAACACCTAGTTCAGATGAATGGAAAGATACTGATAGACGCCCTCAAGTTATTATTAATGAAGACGGTGTATTTGATGCAATGAAAACAATTGCTGATCAATCAATATCTACTGGTACTATATGGAATTCATGGCAGACTAACTGGTCTGGTCGTTCATCTACATCGAGTAGACGTGGTAGACGTATTGATACTACCACAACAACTACAACGGGTCAGTCTCGTTCAGGTGTGTTAAGAACGGTTTCTTCAGAAATTGTTAGAACAAATGTAGGTGATAGAGTTGTAGAAATTAACTTTGCTCCGTTTATTAGATCAAGAATTATTAGATTCGAAGCAACTCGAATGAGACCTAACGCAACGGTTTATGCATTCTTAGACGGTGTTGATGTTTCAGCATACGTAAGAGAAATTGCAACAGGCGCTCCGGCATCATCTCAACCAGCAACAGGTATTAATACTATAACAAGTCATCCAGATGGTGCTACAGCGTTATCTACAGATTCTAATGGATATCTATTAGGTGAGTTGTGGTTACCTAATAACAATTCTATAAACTTTACTACAGGTGATAAGACATTTGTACTTACCGATTCATCAACTAACGATGATAACGATACTAACACATTTGCGGTAGCATCTTATTCTGCAAGAGGACTTATTGAGACTAAAGAGAATGTGGTTATCTCTACACGTGTACCGCGTATTCAACGTACAAGCGTGTCAGAATCAAGAGTACTTAGTTCATCAGCATCATCAGTTAGATGGGTTGATCCTTTAGCACAATCGTTCATGGTTGATACCAATGGCGGCGCATTTGTTACTTCTCTTGAATTATTCTTCGACACTAAAGATGCTGACATTCCAGTACAAATACAAATTAGAGAGATGGATCAAGGTATTCCTACACAGAAGATTGTTCCTTTCTCTGATACTACTATAAATGCTGCATCAGTAAATGTAGATGGTACTTCAACACCATTCAATTTTGATTCACCAGTATACTTACAAGACAATATTGAATACTGTTTTGTTATTTTAGCTAACTCTAATGAGTATAAAGTTAATTATGCTGAGATTGGTCAATTCGACGAAAATGGTAATATGATCTCTAAACAACCGTACAACGGTGTTATGTTTAAATCACAGAATGCTTCTACATGGACACCTGATCAGAACAAAGACTTAATGTTTGTTTTAAACAGAGCTAAGTTTGATATATCAGGTTCTTTCGATGTTATTCTTAAAAATGAAGTTGTTCCTAAGAGATATTTACCGGTTGACCCATTTACAACTACAGACAATTCAAATGTTGTATTGGTTACTCATAAAAATCACGGGTTTACGTTAGGTGATAAAGTTGTATATGAAGATGCTATTGAAGTTAATGGTATCCCATCATCTGAGATTAATGATGTTTCTGGGTTTGTTGTATCTGATATTGAACGTGATACATATAAGATCACTACTACATCTCAAGCGACCAGCACTGGTATTGATGGTGGATCTTTAATTCAAGCTCAAGAAAATCAAGCTTGGAATACAGTTTATCCTTATGTCCAATCTATCACATTACCAAACACAGCAATGTATTGGAAGATCAGAACAACCGATGCTAATGCTGATGGTTCATACACACTATTACCAACGTATGAGCCAGTGATTGTTAATGCTAATTATGAAGCACCAACACCTAAGTCTATTTTATCAGAAACCAATAGCATCGATAATGCAATTGATTCTTCAATATTCATTAAAGGTATATTCTCCTCTAATAAAGATAACTTAAGTCCTATCATCGATACAGAGAGATCATCAGTATATACTATTTCAAATAGAATTAATAACCCCGCCAACACAGCAAGTGCTGGTTATGATGTTATTGAAGATTATCAAGATGAGACCCACGCAGTTGCAGGTTCTGCTCTTGCTAAATACGTAACTAAGATTGTTGAATTAGAAGAAAGTTCAAACCAACTTAAGATATTCTTAGATTGTAATAGACCATCATACACAGACATTGAAGTTTACTATAAGTCATCTACATTGTTAGAAGGATTTGATGATTTGAATTGGGTGCAAATAAACTCAGCTGTTCCATATTCTGATGATCAATTAGATTTTAAAGAAGTAGAATTTACAGCTAACCCTGCAGCGTTTACTACATTTGCTATCAAGATTGTATTTAAATCACAAAGCACTTCAAAGATTCCAAGTGTTAAGAAGTTGAGAGCAATTGCTTTAGCGGTATAATGAAGTTACAGGTAGAAGATAACAACAGCCTGTTTAGAGATACTAATAGCGGCGCTATTATAAATATGAATAAGAGCGGAGCTCAAATCTCGAGGGAAGCTAGGCATAGAGTACAACACGATAAAGATAGACTAACTAATTTAGAATCAGATATGTCTGATATTAAAAGTCTTTTAAAACAATTATTAGAGAAATAATATGGCAATAACAGTATTACAATCAGACACTTTTGATGAGTGGAGAATTAAAACTAATGAAATAGCATCAACAATTGCATCAGATTCATTTATTGCAGGACAAATTGCTGACATGGTTAATGGTTCAAACACTGAAAACGGTATCAGCGTTTCATTTGATACTCCAACCGCCACATTAAACTTTGATGTTGATGATTTTACATTATCATTAGGCGGTGATTTATCAGGAAGTGCTGATATTACCAATTTAAACAGTGCAACTTTAAATGCTTCTATCAATACTAATTTTGTATCATCGGCTAACACTAGTGGTAATGGTATCAGCGGTTCGGTATCTGCTATCGGTGGAGCCTTTACGGTTTCGTCAAATGCAACTGCTTCTGCTAATAGCAATACTATAATGTATAGAAATGCGTCGGGTGATACTAGCGTTAATGATATTACGTGTGTGGATATAATATCTAGTGGTAACACCAGCACGCAAAATATATCTGCTGGAGGTACCATTACATCTAGTAGCATTACCGCTAGTAGCAACATTACCGCAGGCGGTGATATAACCGCTAATGGTGGTGATATGTATGCCACCACATTCCATGGTAATGCATCTACAGCTAATTACGCTGACCTTGCGGAGAACTATAGAGCTGATCAAGAGTATGAAGTTGGTACTGTATTATCGTTTGGCGGTGGTTGGGAAGTAACTCAATCTAACAATAAAGTTGATACCAGAATTGCAGGTGTTGTATCTACAGAGCCAGCATATCTTATGAATGCTGATCAACAAGGAGAGTTTGTTACTCCGGTAGCTTTAATGGGGAGAGTCCCATGTAAAGTTCAAGGTGATATTAGAAAAGGTGATATGCTGGTTTCTGCTGGCAACGGCAGAGCACGGGTTGTCGATACTCCTCTCATGGGATCTGTCATTGGTAAGGCCTTAGCCGATTCAGATGGCGATAACATTATCGAAGTGGTAGTTGGAAAACTATAAATAATAGTATGGCAATATATACAAACTTAACAATAGATCAAGGCTCAGATTACATGACTGAGATCACCGTAGAGGACGCAACCGGAAACGACGCAGATCTTACAGGATTTATTGCATACGGACAAATTAGAAAAACATATTCATCCACAACAAAATATGATTTCATATGTACTATACCATGGCCAGTACAAGGTATAGTACAAATTAAGTTACCTAATTCGGTAACTAATGTTATGAAACCAGGAAGATATGTTTATGACGTAGAAGTACGTGTTGGAGTTAACGGTGATATAACAAGAATCGTTGAAGGCCAATTAGAAATAACACCGGGAGTAACACGATGAAAGGCAAGATAGGTCTAACTAGAACCATCCAAGCTAAATCGGTTACACATATCCCAACAACAAGACTTACAGATCTGGCAGATGTAGATACATCAAACAGAGAAGATGGATCGGTTATACTATGGGACACAGCATCTCAAACCTTTAAAGTTCAAGGTAAGGTTGAAAACCCAAATGTTAGTATAGTCGGAGGTAGTTTTTAAGATGCATATGCATAGTTCAACTGCAAAATTTAATATAACCTAAGGAGACATTCATGTCAGGTACAGTAATAATTACTAAGTTTTCGGATAGCACAACAGCTCCGGCAACTAATGCCTTAGTAAAGGCAGAACAAGCATATTCATACGCATCAAACAAACTATGGATAGGTAAACTAACTGGAGTGGACGTTACTCCAGTTGCTATTGGTGGTGTATTTTTCACCGACCAACTAAAATCAGTTTCAAGTTTATTTGGACAAGTTACGGCTAATCAAGCAATTGTAACCGGTTCAGATAATAAGATTGATTTAATCAATATTGATAATATTACCATCGATGGTAATACTATTACAACAACCGATACCAACGGAACATTAATTATTGATCCAAATGGTACCGGTTCAATTAGCTTACATGCTAATACAGATGTTGTAGGTAACTTAACAGTATCAGGTACAACAACCCTTACTGATCAATTAACAGTAAGCTCATTAAATGTAACTGACTTAACAGACACACGCTTAACATTTGCTGGTACTTCAGGCGAATTGATGGATTCAGCCAACTTAACGTGGGCTTCAGATACATTAGTTATCAATGGTGCTGCAACAGTTGATAATGTTAGAGTTGATGGTAACACTATATCAGCAACTAATACTGATGGTAGTTTAACACTTACTCCGGCAGGCACAGGCACTGTTGTTGTTAATTCAACAACCGGTTTAATTGTTCCGTCTGGTTTACTTGGTACAAGACCAACTGCATTAGCATTAGGTAACGCAGCAATTCGATATAACGAAACCACAAATAGATTTGAAGGAACAGTTGCAGGATCTTGGACTGGTTTAGGTGGTATTGTTGATATCGACCAAGATACATATGTTACTGCTGAACAAAGTACTGATGATGATACATTAAGATTCTACACAGCCGGTGTTCAAGAAGCTTACATTAACTCTACTGGTTTATATGTAACCGATCAGATTACTACTCCAATTGCTAACACTACTACTGGTAACGTAGGCACATTAAATGTAGCTACTCAGTTACAAGTTGATGCTGATGCTAACTTTACTGTTGGTATTGATGTTACTGCGGGTGATGTTGATATTACAGACAACTTAAATGTTACAGGTAACACCGTTATTGGTGGTAACCTAACAGTTAATGGTACTACTACTTCAGTTAACTCAACAGTTACTACATTAAATGATCCTGTAATTAAAGTTGGTGATGGTTCTACTATTGCTGCTGACTTAATTGATCGTGGTGTTAATTTTGACTATGGTGATGATACAGCGGTTAAGACTGGTTTCTTTGGTTTTGATAATGCAACCAATCGTTTCTCTTTCAAGCCTGTTGTTGATACTGCGGATGAAGATTATGTAGCACCTTGGGGTGATGCGCAATTTGGTAACCTATTCTTAAGTGGTGATGCAACTGTTCATGATAACCTAGTATTAAGTGCCAATGGTATTGTTACTACGGCAGGTGATTTAACAATTGCTCCTGCAGGTGGTGATACATTCATTACTGGTACGGCTACAATATCAAGTGACTTAACGGTTTCAGGTAATGTATCATTTAGTAATGATGTTCCTGTAACATCTGGTGGTACAGGCCTGAGTTCATTCACTGGTAACGGTGTTATGGTTGCTAATGTTGCTGGTACTGCAATGGCATTTGTTACTGGAACCCAGTATGATATCGTTCAGTTTAATGCTTCAGGCGTACCTGTTATATCAAATACAATTGATGGTGGTACTTTCTAATCTTTAACTGATTAATAACAAGTGTAAAATAAAAAGGAGCGATTAAGCTCCTTTTTTTTCGTATAAATAAACCTATAGAGTATATACTTTAAATAACAGAGAACCATACATATGGCTGGAACAACAGTAAAAATCAAACAGAGTGCTGTCTTAGGTAAAGTACCTGAAGCATTATCATTAGTACAAGGCGAGCTAGCCTTAAATACCGCAGACCAAAAATTATATTCAAAAGACTCTGCAGGATATGTCTTTGAAATTGGTGGAGCATCAGGAGCATCAGGTGCTAATGAGATTATTACAACTGATATTATTGCCACGGCATCTCAAACTAGCTTTCCAGTCTTATACAATGTATTATATGATCATGTAAATGTATATTATAATGGTCTTAAATTAGCAGAAGTAGATTTTACAGCAACATCAGGAACTAATGTACTTCTTACAGCAGGTGCTCTTGTTGGTGATATAGTAACTATTGAGGTTATTAAAGCCATTAATTTAGCTAATGGTTCTAATGTAAATGAATATGAATTCATTGCAACGTTAGGACAAACCACCTTTGTTGTTCCCGATGGTTATAATAAAGCCGCGGATGACATTGATGTATATGTTAATGGTATTAAACTATTAGCTTCTTTAGACTATACTCATACCAATGGCACTGATGTTGTATTAACTGATTCAACCGTGGCCGGTGATGAAGTTGTTATTAAGCATATTAAAATTATTGCTTTGGCCAATGTTGTTAATGTTTCAGGTGAGAATGCTTCGGCAATCATACCTACAGGCACTACGGTTCAAAGAGATGTATCACCTGATGCTGGTTACCTAAGATTAAATAATACATTAAATGTTATTGAATTTTATAATGGGACTACTTGGGTTTCCCTCGGTACCGAAGGTTATACTGATACTAAGATAACTGATCTTATTGCCGCGGCCCCTGCAGCCCTTGATACATTAAATGAATTAGCCGCAGCACTTGGTAATGATGATGACTTTGCAACAACTGTTACCAATGCATTAACTGGTAAGGTAGATGACTCACAAGTTTTAACTGATGTTCCAGCAGGAGCAGT